GTATCAGAATTGTAAAATCTAGAGAAGTAAATATATCTTTCTTATCAGGCGGCGATACTACCCAAAAAATCATAATTATAAAGCCGCCCTATTACGGCGGCACTCTTTTAAAAACTTGATAAGCTAACCAAAAGATAATTAAGACAATTATAAATCCCATGATTTAGTTTGACCCACTGGTAAGTGTGTAATAAACTCCGTTATGCAATTAGAGCTATTCGTTATTTGTCCGAAGAATGGAAAAATCTTATATTGGCATCAAAATAACTTCCGCGATTAAAACTGCTGTTGATTTAACACAACGCCGCTCTGAGAAAACTCAAATTTAATCCTGCGGCATTCGTCTTCCCATTTTCCAGAAATTTGTGCGCCGAGGCCGCTAAGATAGTCGCGCCCCTCAACAAGATAATCATCTAAATCTTCTTGATTTACAGCCAACTGATGCAATCTACCTTGATAATCTACTAGCGTCCCAGACACATACATATTCAATATTACAGTTATAAACGACTAAATAACAAATAATTCTTTTTGTCGTTGTAACAAATTTAACTACAAAAACATCCAAAATCTGTTTAATATAAGTTGACGATGAAAAAAGACACATCTCTTTATGTTCCTCAGCGCCCGAAGCTTAAGGAAACCCTAACCATCAGAGACAAAATTCCTTGGACGGAAAAACAGAAGGCTTTCTTCCAAATAGCTACAGACAAAAATACCAGTATTATGTTAATTAAAGGCGTCGCTGGAACAGCTAAGACATTCTGTTCTGTTAACGCCTCTCTTCACCTATTAAATGATAAAAAGATGGGTGAAATTATTTATATTAGAAATCCGGTCGAAAGCTCTGGATATGGATTAGGGTTCTTAAAAGGCGAGCTAGAAGATAAATTCGCTCCGTATAATCAGCCGCTCATGGATAAACTCCAAGAGCTTTTGGAGAAAAAAGACATTACTTTATTAATGAAAGAAGAAAGGATTCGCTCAATTCCAGTAGGTTTCTTAAGGGGGCTATCTTTTAATGCTTCTTGCGTAATTGCTGACGAAAGCCAAAACTTCTGTATTGACGACTTACTCTTAATTATGAGCAGAATGGGACATTTCTCAAAGTTATTCTTGACTGGAGATATCCAACAATCGGATATTAGAAAACAAGGATTTACCAGAGTATTTGACGCTTTTAATAATGAAGAAGCCAAAAAGAACGGAATTCAAACCTTTACGTTTGATAAATCCGATATTGTAAGAAGCGAGGCTCTAAGCTTTATTATTGATACATTTGAAAAAATTAAAGCCGGGATTTAACTTTCCACTATTTTAATTTTCATTACGTCTAATAGCCGTAGATAGGTTCTAACAAACTTTTCTACGGTTTTTTCGCTTTCCTCGTAGAAATACGCGTGAACTAGTTCGTGCAGAACAACTTGCGCCATGTCGTAGCCTTTTAAAGATTCTTTTAATTTAATCAGCCCCTCTTTTTTAGATGGAGCATCACATAGACCGTAACAATCCACTCCTTGATAAACGATTTTCTTCTGAGTGCCAACGGTGTAGGGTTGTTTTTTATGATTTTTAAATTTATAAATAACTTTCATAAGTTTTCGGTGTAATGTTGTTAATTAATGCCTATAATAAAATATATGGTTACTACATATTGTATGTCTTGCGGACATCCCAATAAAGTTCTGAGCAATTTTTGTAATAAGTGCGGCAAACCTTTAAATATAACTGCAAAAGCCTCATCTCCAGTGATTACACAAACTGAAGAGGAGGAAGAGGAAATTATTATTCCTAAGAAGCATAAGCACGGGCGAATCAGGCAACCAGTAGAGGAAGACTATGAAGCTCAAGCGGAAGCTGTTGATGATGAGGAAGATAATGATGAAAAAGACGGAGTTAGTTTAAATTATGTTCCAGATGTAGATAATATAGAGATGGAAAGTATGGTTGTCCCAGAGGTAATTGGTATTTCTATTGGTCAAATCTATAAGGAAGCCGAGTTATCTAAACAAAAATAATATGTCCGAAATAAAAGCCTCCTTTGAAGATAATATCGACTATATTAATCAAGAACTCGCGAAAAGAAAGAGTTTATGGACTTTAACTAGTGTTCAATGGTTAGATTGGGACGATGTTTCTCAATTGATTAGGCTTCATATTTATCAAAAGTGGCATCTTTATAATAGCTCTAAACCTCTTGGTCCTTGGTTGAACCGCGTTATTAGTCACCAAATTAAGAACATTATTCGTAACGTTTATGGTAATTATGTTAGACCGTGCTTAAGATGTTGCGCCGCCGAGGGCGAGAATTTATGTAAAATTTACTCAACTCAATGTTCTAGTTGTCCATTATACGCGGTTTGGGAAAAGAGCAAAAAGCAAGCTTATAGTATTAAAGTCCCAGTTTCTTTAGAACACGTCCAAAATTATCAAGAAATCTCAGAATATTCAGACGCAGAAGATATAGACGCCGCCGCGAAAAAGATTCATACAGCAATGGAGAAAATCCTAAAGGCTCATGAATGGACTATCTATAAATACTTATTTATTGATAACATGCCAGAGAATGAAGTAGCAATCAAACTTGGACTAAAGACTAGCGAAGACGGTAGAAATCCCGGTTATAGGCAAATTAAGAATATCAGAAAAAATATCATGAATAAACTTAAAAAAGCCCTCAAGAATGACCAAATAGATATTCGATAATTATGGCAGACGAAATCGTTTTAACAGCAGAACAAGAAAAGCTCGTTTTAGATACTTTTAGTAAAAACAAGACTCCTCCATCTATAACTCAATTAGTTAAGATAGTCTTTCCTGATATTCCAGAGGCAGACGGACGCTCAAAATATGGCCGCGCAATTAAAGTTGTTTTGGCTGTGAAAGGAGTTAAAGCTCGCACCACTACAGAATACGCGCCGAAAGATAAAATTCTACTTAATGACTCGCAAAAAGAGTTTTGTAGAAATAATTGTAACTCTATGACGCCAGTAGAAATGGCGCGTACCTTATTTAACAATCAGAACATCAACAACTTAAATCTCGAAACGCGAGCTATTCACGAATACTTAAAGACTGTCGAGGTTTATACTTCTACTCCCGAAACTGACGAATTAGCTACGGAAGTTTATAAACCCCCAAAGAGCGTTCCCGGCGTTTTACAAAAAGTAGATAAATATGTATTCAATCATGGAATAGATAAAGACGCTATGACCGCTCAACAAAAAGCGGGTCTTGAGGCTTTATTGTCTTATTTAAATACTTTTCGTTTTGTTAATCAAATTAATTTATATGAGAGTCAGAATTCGAGAAGTCTATTTGAAAGTTCTTTTGTTCGTTATACCTACGATAAATCTGATTTAACCGAAGAAGAGGTTGACCAATATATTAACGTTTCACACGATAACGTAAGTCTCGCGGCTACTCACACGCGCATGGAGCGACTTCAGGGGCTCATGGAAGAAAATACAAACAATAACGCGGACGAACGCGCCCGCATTTCTATGAGCTTAGTAGAATCAATTAAAAATCTAAACGATGAATATAATCAAACCGCAAAACGACAACAAGCTTTGCTTGGAGACTTAAAAGAAAAACGCTCAGATAGAATTGCTCAATTAAGGTCAGCCAATGCTTCTATTCTTAATTTGGTACAGCTTTGGAAAGAGGAAAAGAGTCGTAAGAAACTTTTACATCTTGCCGATGCTAGGAAACAATTATTAGCTAAGACAGTTAATGAATTAAGCGAACTTAGCGAAGTTAAAGCCATGATTTTGGGATTAAATCCTGAAGAATTAATCAACTCGTAACATAATATAGATTATGCAATGTCTGGAATGTAAAGCGGAATTTGAATCAGAATCTAGTTTACACAAACATCTTAAAGCTCATGATTTAAGAATCGCTGAGTATTATCAAAAATTTCATACGCGTTTAGATAAGTTCGACGGTTCATTAATTAAGTTTAAAAATAAAGAACAATATTTTGGTACATTCTTCAATAGTCGAGAAAACCTCAGAAAATGGTTAGAAAAAACTCCAGTGGAAGAGGCTAAAAAGTTTTGTATAGATTTACTTACGGATAGAAAAAATAAAAAAAACTTAATCTGGACGCCGAGTCAGGTGGAATTAAGAAGTCTACTTATTCCGCCAATTCAATATTTTAATAAATTGTTTGGTAATTATTATAAATTATGTGAGGATTTAGGATTTAGGAATAGATTTGATAAGATGGTTAAATTTGAGATTCCATTTTTTACGCCTAATTATGTTATTTATCAAGATAGCCGCGAACAATTGCCGCTTACATTTCCGACTAAAAAATCAGAACTTAAGGGCTTGAAAATTGGTGACTATGCGGCAAGTAATCAGGGGATAGAAAATAGATGCTATATCGAGAGAAAATCTGGAAACGATGCAATAGCCACGTTATCAGGAGGTTACGACAGATTTTGTAGAGAACTAGATAGAGCAGTAGAAGCTAAGGCTTATGTTGTTGTCATAGTAGAAGAAACTCTTAATAGTTGTTTAAAATTTGATAAGCTGCCGCAGTTTTATCATAAAAATGTTAGAATTAATCCAGAATATGTTTTTCATAATGTAAGAGAAATTATTCAAAAATACCCTAATGTTCAATTCTTATTTGTAGATGGAAGAGAAAGGGCCGCGTTTATTATAGAGAATATTTTTGATTCTAATGATTTATATAAAGAGCTAGATTTGCAACTGGCTTACGATTTAGGAGAACTATGATTGAGATTAAGAGTGGTTATCAAATTTGGAGGAACGTCTTATAATATTTTGTCCAAAGAAATATATTAATCCAGCTTACGTTAACGTAAATGAGGCTCTTCATGTTTTAAAAGGTGAGCTAGACGACAAAGAGGCGCGACTAACTTTAATTGATTTTTTAAGGGCTAATATAGGTCTTACTGTAGAATTATTATCTGGAATTAAACTTGCTGAATACCAAGAGATAATTTTAAAAGGAATGCTTTCTAGAAATAGGAGCATGTGTATCCTAAGTCGCGGCGGCTCTAAATGTCTAGAATATAACCAAGATAATTATGTTTTAACTAAAACTCACGGTTTAATTAGTTTAACTGATTTATTTCCTAAATTGGATTTTTCTTTAGGGGAACGCTGGATTCATTTTCCTACGGGGGTAGAAATATGGAATGGAGATTCTTGGCAAAAAACGTCGGCGATTTTAACCCAACCGAACAAACCATCTTTTGAAATAACATCTTATCAAGGATACAAATTATCTGGTTCAGAAAATCATTTAATTAAGGTGTTAGCCAGCACGGAAAATGGCCCTAAAATTATTTGGAAAAAATTTCAAGATATTCAAGTCAATGACGTGGTTTGTATAGCCAAGAAAGAAACACCGAAATCTTTACAGAAAATAGAAGAAAAAGATACAAATGAAGCTTATTTAATTGGAATGTCCATGGGGAAAACTCAATCGGACAAAATGGAAATTCCAAAATCTATTTTAGCTCATTCCGAAACGCTAAAGGCTTGGTTTAGTGGATTTCTTATTAGTAATGGTTACATAACTAAAAAAGAAGCGGCTATCGCTTTATATACCAAATCAGAAAGACTAGCTAATCAACTCCACGTCGCCTTATTAAGCCTAGGTATTGTTAGCTCCTTGGAACAAAAAGATGAACCAACTAAGATTTTTACCATTACAATCAAAGAGACTCCAGAATCTATTTCCTATAAAAAAAGTTATTTCTTCTTCGATAAAATAGTTTGTAAGACCCAAAAACGAGCAAACTGTTTAGATTTTAATGTGCCGATTGGGGAAAAATATTGGTCTAATGGCTTTATTAACCATAATAGTTATTCTGCCGCAATATTCTGTTTTCTAGAAACAATCTTCGAGCCAAATACAAGAATTATGTTGGCTGGCCCTACGTTTAGAACAAGTAGAATTATTTTTAGTAATTATCTAGAAAAGATGATTAAATCTCCAGGAGCAGAGCTTTTACAACAAGCTTTCAGTGCTCACCCATGTAAGAGAAATGACCTTTTTGAATGGGAAATCAATGGTGGCAGCATTTCAGCTATTCCGCTTAACGGAGAAAAAGTTCGTGGTGCTCGCGCTAATGTTTTAGTTGTGGATGAGTATTTGTTAATGCCTAAGGATATTATAGATAATGTTCTTAAGCCTTTCTTAACTGCTCCGCTTGACATGAAGGAAAGAATGGAAATCCGTAGTCTAGAAGAAAAATTAATTAAAGCGGGACTACTAAAAGAAGAACAAAAAGTTAAATTTGAAAATCGTTCTAAAATGATAGCTCTTTCATCCGCGAGTTATACTTTCGAAAATCTGTATACGACTTATCAAGAATGGAAAGCTCAGATTTATAGCGAGCCTACTGAAGCTGATGAAGAAAAAGATGATGGAAAGTATTTTATAGCACAGATTAGTTATGAAGCTCTGCCTCCTTACATGGTAGATGAATCTGTTATCGCTGAAGCTAAAAGTGGAGGTTCGTCTAAAGCGTCATTCCAAAGAGAATATGGCGCTCAATTTGTCGATGAATCTGATGGGTATTTCTCAGCGAAAAAGATGAATGACATTACTTTAAAAGACGGCGAGCTTCCCACCACTATGATAAATGGCCGGTCAG